CTTTCTGCTTGATCAAGCGGATTATGACAAATAGTAGGACAAATCAAGTAATCGTCCTGTACATCTATTTCACTTACACCAAGACTATAAAGAAACTTCTCTACATCCTTAAGTGTAAAAATCTGAGTTAGTATATCAGCCGAATAACCATTTCGGCGCGCTACCTCGTCATACTCAGAAAAATAGCACATTAAAATTCGTCATCCCTTTCTTCATATGTCTCGACTGAAATTTTCTTTAGATATTCTTCTGTCAGCCAGATTTCTTCACCTGGTAACGGCGGCAAATACTCATAATCTTCCATTGTAATTAAATGGTTCGATTCATCAGTTAAGAATAAATCTACCTTATGACCAGTACCAAGATTAATCTTAGACCAGATTCTTGCTCCCTTATAAGTACCACTACGCAACTTATAGATATCAGTTACATGCGTTGGAGAACCATACTCTTGAATATAAGGATGAATCTCTTCTAGCTCTTCTGGTGTTACTTTTGCAATCAAACAACCAACGTCACATTTATCAGCGATAGCTTTCGAACCACGAAGTGCACGCTGGTCACGCTTTTCTCCCGCCTTTAGACCATCGCCATTTACCTGTGTGCTAGTCGCAACAAATACATTATAATTTGCCGCGATCTCTTTTAGCTGGTTACTCAACAAACCTAGAGCTACGTCCTCACGAATACCACTTGAGCTGAACTGGCTAATCAAAGAAGGAGAAGTAAAAATATAGTCATAAAAAACATAACCAACATCATTAAGAAGAACGTGCTTTTTAATAGTGCTCTGCACATTTGATAGATTAGGATTTTCGATCATTTCAAGCAGAAAATAATCATTATACTTTTCCATCACTTTAATACCCAACTGCACTCGATGCCGCTCTTCTGGCGTACAAGCATTACGTTTGATATGCTGTTCTTCTACTCCTGATACATATGCTAGAATGATGGTCTGAATTTCCTTTGCTGTCATCTCAGTCGTGATGAATAATACTTTTTGAGGCTGCTTATCTTTAATCCAAACCCAACTTGCTTTACTTTCGTCATAATGAATTGGGAATACGATACTACAAGCATCAAATACTGCCCAACGAGTCTTACCGACATTTGTGCCACCAGAACGAAGATACATACGGCCTCGCAGAGCGCCACCAACAATCGAGTTGTAATAAGCACCATTGAGTTCCGGACCAATCTCAGGACTTTGGCTTAACTCTTCTAGCAATTCAGATAAGCCATCCGCGGCATTAATATATCCTGAAGTTCCGTGAGTATGTTTGGAACGAATAGAAGCGAAACTTTTTTCTACATAAGCTAGAATATCATCTTCTGTCGCTTCTTCGTATCTCTGAATACATTCAAATTCTTGACGACTGCCGGGACTTGCAGATTCAAAATCATATGGACTAATATCATATCCATGTTCCCGCAAATCTCTTAACAAAGAAATCTTTTTCAGTCGTCCGTAAAACGCCATAAAGTTTTCCGGTTGTCCCTTATCAAGACACATCAAAACAAATTGACGTCCATTATTTCGATTATAAGTTTGTAAAAATGAAGGATAACCTTGCAAATATGCCTCAATTGTTACTGCGTTGACTGTTACTACACCGCTATCAATCAGATTAGAAAGTGAGAAAAATACCACTCTTGCAATTTGATTTTCGGAGCTAAAGTCATCTATTGCAATAGGCATAGGCAAACTACCTAATACCGAAGGATCCTTCATTATACTGCCAAGAATCTGACAATATAGATCGGTATCATTAAAAGTCATTTAGCCTACTCCTTTACACATCTTCTGGGTTAATTTTAAGTCCGGTTTTACGTTGATTTAATTTATAATTCGGTTTCACAATTGAGCTATTTCTTTCTCTATCTTTTTTAATAAGTGCGGCCGCGTCTTTTTCCTTTTGCTTTAATGATAAAAAGTATTCCCGTGCCGCTTCAATATGTTGAGGTACATAATATAAGGTAGGGCTATAAATGGGCAAATGCTTTATCTCATACATATAATGGAGAACTGAAGCGATATTGCGATAAGTTAATTTTTCATTCTCACGAAGTCGTTTAACTTCTGCAAATAGTTTCGGGGTTAATGGACGTAACCCAAAAATACGACTAATTGCCGCGTAACAAAAATTACGATCTTCTTTTTCTTTTTCTCCATTAAGAAAAGATGTAAAGCATTGCTCAGAACAACAATACACATCTGGCCCATAGACAAACATACTATCTTCTGCGCATTGCTTTTTACATACTTTACATCTTGACATATTTATAAACCACCTTTCTATAAATATTATATACTAAATTTTAACTTTTGTCAAATTAAAGCCCCGGTGTTTTACCGGGGCCTTTTATCTATTTATCTATTACAGAATCTTTCTTAGATCTTCAACTACTAGCTCAACCATATCCTGTTGTTCAGGGGTTGCGCGAGATAGCTGCATATCATGACCGAATACCTGAGAGATTACATTCTTAATGGCTTCGCGACCTTCATCGCCCTTAGCCTTAATAATTTTATTCCATAGATCCTTGGCTTCAGTCATGGTTTCATCAAAGGTACGCTTCGGAATACCTACGCTATAATTAAGCTCAGACTCACTTACGAAACCAGTACCGGTAATCTCAGCTGCCTTTTCCATGGCTTCGGCAATCGCATCAACTAGCTGCCGATAACCAAGTTCAATCTTAGGGGCTAGATACCTATAACGACTTCCTGCAAAGATAGTGGGCGTACCGCGAGTATAAAGATAGCGATAGGACTGACCACTCTTAATGTCGTATTCTACACCAATATAACCAATAACGTCAACCATACGATTTACAATCTGGTAAGCTGCGTTAGGCAGGTCAGGAGCAAGTGTCTCTAGCTCATTACCCTCTTCGTCAGTATTTTCAGTCTTCTTGGTCTTGGAGTGAGCAATAAATACGATAGAATAACCTAGCTGAGTTAGTTCACGGAATGTCGTTTCAAATTCGTCCTTTAGCATGCCCCAGCCCTTACCATAAGCAATATCGCCAATTGCCTGTACACCTTCACGATTTAAAATGTACTTTTCACATAAAGCGTAAGCAATAGCAACGGTATCAATTACAACAGTTTCATAAATCTCCTTGGCTTCAGGCTTCTTTAGCTGGCGGCAAATGGACTTGAAATCTGCCCAAGAAGTTACGTCAGCGGGACGAACACCAACTAGAGCATTATAGCCCTTCTCAAAAGCCACCAGTAGAGGCTTGGGCCACATAGCAGACATAGAAGTTTTACCGCTTTTAGCCTGACCGTATAGCAGTACAAAACGTCCGCGAAGGTCTTTACATAGCTAAGTAGGTTGGATGTTAAAAATATCAATCATAGCCATTTTAATTCATTTCTCCTTTCTATTAATTATCTTTATACTTTATTGACCTCGCGGTCGGGAGGATTACTCCTCCCAACCATAAGTGGGCTTAGCGGTAGAAGCCGCGGAAGCATTGGACTTGGTGTTAGCCTTGGCACGAGCTTCCATCTTCTTCTGCTCCTTTAGAGCGTTACGATCGGCAACCAGAACACGGATGTCCTCGGGATCGTAAGAACGCTCTTCATCATAGGGACCGCTTTCACAACCAACACCAGGACCGGTGATAATTAGCTCACGCTTCTTAACGGTGTTAGTCTGAGGAATGGACTCACCCCAAGTATTTTCAGTCTCGTACTTAACGGTTTCGGAAGTGAAACGAATACGACCAACGAAATGAGCGGTATCATTCACATTGAAGTTGCGCTCAATATAATCAATAGCGCTGGGATTCTCTACGAAGAAATCCAGACAATCTAGCTTACGACCGAACTTAACTACGCCGCCACGAATCTTTAGACGACCAGTTTCCTCACCCTCACGGCTCAGTTCGCGCTCTAGATTTAGGATGAAAATTTCGATATCAAAGGTTGCGCAATCGGCACCATTGCCGGGAGCAATACCACGATTCTCATTTAGGAAAGTAGCACCAATGTTCCAGTTAGAAACAACAGTATCAGGATTCTGGGGAGTAGCGAACATATTCTCGCTTAGAGTACCATTACCCTTACGACCGTTAATATTAACATTAGTCGCTTCTTCAATGCCATCACGCTGAGCAGTCTTGTACTCAGTAGCATACTTACCAAGAGTTTCATATACAGGATTATCAGTACCATCCTTCTTATGCTTCATGGCAATAAAACCAACAGGAATTTCACTGATTTCAGACTTACCACCGAAAGTCTGATTAACACGAATAGTAGCATTTACAGAGCGATAAGGCTTAGAGCCCTTAGAAGGAGCGCTCTTACCTTCACGCAGATCAAGACCTAGTAGAGCACCATTTACAACAACACTATTTAGAGCGGGGGTATCAATAGACTTAAACATAATTTCTTTTTCCTCCAAAATATCTTTAATTAATTATTATTTATTTATAGTACAGAATTTTTTCTAGCTCGCTCTTCTTTTTCCAATCTACGAGCCTCTTTACGGGCGGCGGTTGCTTCAAGTCGCGCTTGGGCCTTGCGGCGCTCATCTTCATCTGGATCGAATTTAAAGCCTTCTTCAGTTAGCTGAACATAACGAATTTCGGCAATCTTATCTCCCTTAAAACGAGAAGGCGCAACTTCAATTCGCTCAACAGCATAATCTTTACTTACAAGACCGTTAATTGAACCACTTACCGCAGACATTGGAATATCTAGTTGTTCTACTAGTTCATGCTTTGAAAATTCTTTACCATAATTCTTTTTTAAGAACTCAAATACTTTTTTAGAGTTTTCTGTCATACTTATTACCTCTTAAACTTTATAATTTATTATATCCTAAATTTTAGATTTTGTCAAATTTAAGAGAAAAAGTCCTCGATTAAAGCAAGACGTTTTATTTCATCGGTTTCCTTGGCCACTTCTGTTAGTTTGGGAATAAGATTTTCATCGTATTCTTTTACTACTGCAGTCCAAGTGTTAATATTTTTCTGAAGTATGTTGCGGGAAACAGTCGCGCCAGCATAAAGAAGAATATAATCTTTTTCGTTTAGTTCTTCTCCATTACGCAAACGATCTTCTAGATTATTAAACATGTCTCGAGTTTCCGTTAAAACTTCAAATTCTTTTGTATGGTCTTTTTCAGTATCTTTAGCCAGTGTGCTCATAGCGTTTTCAGCATTAATTGCGCCATTGCGAGCAACTAACTAAAATAATTCCTAATACTGTTTATTCATTTTCCTTTCACTCCTTAAAAACTTTACTACCCATCGCGGCCTTACCAGTAGGATTAACGATGCCAACAGAGACATCGGTATAACTGTTTCCTCGCGGAATGGTAAAAGTCTCGCAATTAGAAGTAAATACTCCACATGCAATTACAGTATCTTTTTCCCGTAACTTTAACATTTTTGTTCCGTTACGACCATAGTAGTTGTATTCTTCGACGTTGCTCTTCTTAATCATACCATCAGAAGTAGCAAACATCCAGAATTTGTTCACTTTAGTCTGCTCCAAGTCACCATAATAAACGATGGGAGCATTGTCTTTAATAAGAGTTCCAATCTTTGCTGAGCCTGCTTCAATGATATTGCTAACCGGGACATGATACATCTTACCCTGATTAGTTACAAATAGAAGCGTACTAAGATTGGTAGTTTTGAAACAATCCTTGACGCCGCGCTTAATTACCTTAATGGTATTACCGCTTACGCTTAAGGTTACTTCCTCTTCCTCAATTTCCTGAACCTGTTCAGACAAATTCATTAGCTGAGTTCTGCGAGCATCGCCAAACTTAGTAGCAACTTCACGAAGTGCTGCGATTAGAAGTTTATTAACTTCGTCTTGGCTACCAAGAATATTGCCAAGTCGGTCAATCTCTACGGCGTTTTCATCAAACTCTTTATTGACTTTAATTGCCTCAAGATTGGCAAGCCGCTGGAGCTTCATATCAAGA